GTCCCTTGTACGCGCACATTCGTGCAGGCAAAATAGGTAGACCCGGTTTCGCCGCCAAAAACCGCGTCTGCACTGTTATAGAGCAGCCACAACACTACGGCATCGCATTCGCTGAACGTCTGCGTCGTGGTGCCCGTTTGCAGGGATCCGTTCCCCTCAAGAGTCCAGACATTGCTAAGCCATGTCCACGCCCCTCCGGGTGTGAACGTATATCGGCTCAGCACGGCCGTCCACGGGCTGGCCGCCATTAGGCTGTACGTAAAAGTGATCGCCCTGATTTTCTGCGCCGCATTATGCGGCGCGACAAAGGCATGGCCGCCGGCCTTTACGATTGCCCCGGACGTGCCCAGGGTCGAATTTTTGACCGGCGCGACGTACAGGCGCTGATTGTGGTCCAGCTCATAACGGTCGGGCAGAAAGCCGGTGTCTGCGGTCGGCGACATGACCTCCCATGCGTCGTAGCGCGTGCTGCTCCACAGCGCGGTGTAGGGCGCATCCGACAGCGCCCGCCAGTAGCCGAACGCGCCTAGCCGAACGCCGCCGTTGACGATGGAGACATCTTCAAGCCGGCCTTGCCAGGCGACAAACCCATTATCATTGATTTCGACCGTCTGAATTGATGCTTGATCGTAAAGCGCAAAACTGTCTTCGAGCGACATCGGCACAAAGCACGACAATGCCGCGAAGCCGTGTTCATTGGTCGAAAAGCGCAGCCCTTGCGCGCGGGTGAGATAGTCGGAAACAGTTTGACCAACAATGCCGCCGCCACCGGCTGCCGCCGAGCTAATAACTATCGTCCCGCTGCTGCCGGAAATTGCCATGCTACACCGGGGTCACATAGCCGACCGTGCGCGTAATGGTCCAGGTGTTTGTCAGGAGCGACCCGGACGCGGAAGCCGCGCGCCAATTTAGAGCGCCGGGACTGCCGCCAAAGTTTTGAAGCAAGCACATATACACGGAGCCTGATGACGTGCCGGCATAGGCGCTAGTTTGCATTGAGTAGCCGTAACTGCCCGCGCCGCCCTGGACCATCGGCGTAGGCCATTCCACATACTTGTGGTCAATGACCGCCGCTTCCGTGGTAATGCTCGAACTGTTATTACGGACGACGCCGATAATTCCGCCCTGGTCCAAGTCTACAAGCACAAGAGAGTCGACCAGGATAACCGGGCTGCCAGATGGCGCGTAGGTCTGAAGCGCAATATACGTTGCCTGACCATCGATTGCCAGAATACCAACCGGTGTCCAGGTGCGCCCGGACGTGGACGGTTGAACCCAGGGTGTATAACATGAAGATGCCGCCGTCGCCGCCGAACTGGAGATACCGACGCGCATAAGTCCGGTCGTGCCCGATGACTGATAGGCGTTGGCCAGGATGCCAAAGCGCCGCGTGCTGGAGCCGGCGGAAAGCGTGCTGCTGGCCGCCTCCGTGAACCCTGGAAGCAGGTTGCTTTGAATGATACTACCGCCGCGCGCCAATTGCGCCGAGCCGGAAGCGACAGTAAAACCGCCCAATGTCTCTGCTTCTCTGACCGTAATCCCGCTGGGCGCGTTGCTGTAGACGATGTATTCTGTAATTGCAATCGAGCCGGCGTTGTTATTCGTCCAGTGTATTTTAGTCGGGGAGTTAACCGCCGTGCTGCCCGACATCGCGATGGTGACGACATCGCCATTATTGCCGCTGGCGCTGCCGGTCTGCGTCGTGTGCAACCACAGCCCGCGCCGCACAAAGTTGAGCCGCACGCCCGCCTTATAGGCGTTGCCGTCGTCAAGCGTCGGCGGCAGGGTGATAATCGCATCCCCGGCGCGGCCCAGGATGACGGCCTGTAGCGGGCTGCCGGCGCTGCTGACCGTCGCCCCGCGCGGGCTATAACGCACGGTGACGGCGCTCACGTTCTCGCCGCGATACCATCGCTCGGCCTGGTGGAGCAGGTTGGTTAGCGTGCTGATGTAGGACAGGCAGGCCGCGACCGTCGAGCCGCCTCACGGCGACCTCCATACTCTCGGCCACGTCTTCGTATGGCCCGACGCCGCCGAACGGTGAGCGCCGCAGGCCCGCCACAGCCGGCGCCCAACTCTCGTCGACTAGCCGATAGTTGCCGGACACACTGCCGCCGGATCCGTCGGCAATTGTGGCCGTGGTCGTGCCGTCCGTGATAACGAGATAGGTGTTAGTTGCCATTAGGTACCTGACGCGAGTAGCGTGGCCGAGCCGGCGGTGCTGAAGGTCACGTTAGAAAACGTCGCTGTGCCGGACGATGCAACCACCGTAAGCGTGCCGCTGATGGACCCGGAGCCGGTGAGCAGGCTCACGGTCACGCTGCCGCTGTAGGCGGTCGCCGTTTGACTGTCATACGTCAGGGCCCGCACGTCAAAGGCGCTTACCGGCGTTCCCGCTGTGCCGATGGACGGGAAGCCGCTAAAGGATAGGCTTTCAGCCGCGCCATATTCGTAGTATCCGATATCCAGGCCCGCGCCCATCGATCCGGTCGAGTAGGGCGCCCCGATGTTGGAGCCGGCATCCTTGCACGGGCTGCTGAAGGTGATGCGGTAATCGTCGGCGGCAGATGAACTGAAAAGCGGGTCCGTGTAAACGTCGTTTGAGCCGGACGACGCCGACAGGCAGCTATACCAGTTGTTGTGATCGTAATTGTAGGCGAGCGAGCCGCCCAAGCGCGGACTGCCGGTTGAGTAAAAGATGTTATTCCTTAGCTCAACCTGGCAATTATCGTTAATGCGAAAGGCATAACTGCCGCTGCTCGTCCCGTTTGTGTGCTTGCCGACAAAGGTATTGTTGTAAATGTAGTGATCAGCGGTCGGCTGAAAGACGTAGAAGTGATAACGCTCCGCGTTGACACTTTCATAAAACATATCGTACACAAGATTGCGATAGATGGCGACAGACGTGCCCGCGACTACCAGCGTTTTGATAGCCGCGCCGGATATGTTGTAAAACGTGTTGCCGTAGATTTGGGTGTCGTAGGCGTCTCCGTGGATGACGATACCGCAGCCGTCCGAGCTTGTGCCGCCTGATGTGCCGTCGCAGAAGCGGAAGCCGTAGAGCGTGTTATAGCGGAAGATACTCCTAACGCCTACTTTGTCGTCAATGCCGTCTTCGCTGGCGCCGCCGATGGTTGTGTACAGCTCGCAGTATTCGACAATCGGGTCCGCCACGCCGCCGCCCAGCTCGTTGGTTGTCCCGTTGATTTGCACGCAATCGGTCACGTCGTAAATGGTGCAATAGCCGACATAGTTATTGTTCGCCTGGCTGCTGGCATCGCCGGTGATGTAGACACCGTGACTGTCCACACCCGGAACCGGGCCGTTATCCCAAATCCGGCAATACGAGATAGCGCAGCTTCCCGACCGCTCAATGCGTACTAGCGGGTTATACCCGCCGCCGTTGGTGATATGCAGGCGCGTGGCGCTGCATCCGGTGGCCGCGTTGAGCGCCCGCCAACCATAAGACAGGTTGGTATTGCCGTTGAGATTGATCAGGTAATTCGGGCTGCCGCTGCTCGCCGCCACCGATGACGGCCCAGTGATATTCCAGTAGGTGCGGGCGTTGATTTCCCAGCACTCCGTACCGTTGGCCGTGCGATGCTCAATGTACTCGCCCGGATAGGTCGTAACCACAATCGGGCTGCTGGCCGAGCCATTGGCGCAACTGGCCGACGAGACTAACACGCCTTCGGTAATGATCCGCCGCGCGGCGTAGGATGAGCCGCCGCGAATATAAAGCGTGTCGTTGGCGGCTAACTGCGTGACGCCGTAATTCAGCGTCCGCCAGGGCGAACCGGCGGAGCCGTTCCAACCATCGTTGCCCGATACCGTGTCGACCGCATAACTCGCCATTAGCGCATCCTGATACGCCCATCGGCGCTGCGCCCGCTGGCTTCAAGCTGCCGCCGGACTTCGGCGGCCACGGCCTGCGGGTTGCCGGAGCCATTGACGACGATTGTCACGCCGCCCATGTTGGTATTGTTGACCTCTCCCATCGGGGTGACGCGCCCATTACTGGCCGGGATGAAATACTCCGGGCCGCGCTCGCCCACCAGGTACATGCTGCCGCCCATGACCGGGCCGCCATGCTGTCGGCCACCGCGCCCGCCTTCGCCTTCTTCGTGCAGCGTCCCGACCACCTGGCCGGAACTTGTGACGCGGATATTGACCGGTATGTCTCGCGGGATGCGGTCCAGCTTGTCTTTGACTACATCTAGGCGAGCATTGAGCGCGTCCCAATTGCCGCTTGCCTGTGCATACCCGACGGCGGACACCACGCCCTGTGTCGCTTCGGCGGTCTTTCGGTCAATCAGTCCCCAGGCTTCCGCCTGTTTGGTCAGGGCTAGGACTTCTTCAGTTGTGTAGCCGTCGACGGCAAGCTGCTGTTGCAGGATGTTGAAGATAATACGTTTGTTGGCGTCGTCATGCGCGGCGGCATTGATTTGAATAGCCGCCGTCACCTGATCGTATTCGGCCTGCAATTCGCCTATCTGCTTACTGTTGTCGATATAACCCGTAACCGTGACATTAGCCCCAGAGATTTTCTCTTGCAGATTTTCAATCTGGACGGCGAGTTGAGCCTGCTTGAGCGGGTCCGTTTCTTCTGACAGCTTGGCCTGGGCCGCCGCGAGCTTTTCCTGCGCCAGCGTCAATTCGGCTGTAGACAAGCCGCTGTCGCGCGTCACTGTATATTGCTGGCCCTGCTTCGCGTTGAGTTTGTCAATTTCCGCGCCTAACTCGGCGGCTTTTATTTTCAGGGCTTCCTGAGTCTGGGCGTATTCTTTGGACGACTCGTCCAGCCCGCCGCTAATCAAGCCCTGCAAATACTTGACCGCGTTTTCGTTTGCTTCCAGCGCCGCTTTCATATCTTCGGCGCTGGGGATGACTTCTTCCCTGAGCGTATTTCCGAACCTGGCCGATGCCCGCTCGGCTTCGCTCAGTCCTTCATTGTAGCCCTGCGCCGCTTCCATCGCGGCTTTCATGCGCTCCTGTTGCTCGATCTGCTTGGCGTTCAGCTCGCCGATTGCATCGGCGGCTGAGATTTGCATTGTCTGATATTTGAAAAGCGTTGAACGCACTTGGTCTATTGTGATGTCGCCGCGCTGGAAACTCTCAATCGCCGTCGCGTTGACGTTCACAATATCGGCCAAGCCCGCCGCAAGGTCGCCGACCGGACCGGTTGTCACGCTTCCTAGAACCGTCTGAAAGCGGGTTATTGCATCGGTCAAGTTTGAGATTTTGCCCGTTGCCGTTGTCGCCTGCTCGGCCATCATGCCGCCGAAGTCCTGGCGCATCCCGGCCAAGATGGCGTCAATACCCTTTTGCGCCGGGATAAGGCCCTTCTCGGAGAGCTTCATCACTTCGGCGGTCGTCATCCCCATACTCTCGGCCAGATAACGCCAGGCCGGGATACCCGCTTCGGTCAGTTGCAGCATCTCGCCGGCCTGGATTTTGCCCTTGGCGGACATCTGGCCGATGGCAACCGTCACCCGGTCAATCATCTGAGCGTTGCCGCCCATCGCCGCCACGGCGTCGCCGATGTCGCGCAGCATCGGCACGATGTCTTTAGCCGCAAACCCGAAGGCTTGCAGCTTGCGGCTAGAGTCGGTTAGTTGCGTAAATTCAAACGGGGTCTTTGCGGCAAAGTCTCGAAGTTCTGTAAGGTGTTGCTGCGCTGCCGCCGTCGATCCAAGAAGCGTTGCAAACGCCATCTCTGTCTGCTCGGCGGCCATGCCGGCCTTGACGACTGCGGCGCCCATGCTAACAAGACCCGTTGTAACGCCCGCAATCCCAAGCGTCAGGCCAGCTCCGCCGGCAATCTCCCCTAGGATGCTTGTCAGTTGTGTTCCGCTTTTCCCAGCCTTGGCGGCGTGGTCGCCCATGCCGTCCAGGGCTTTGTTGACTTCCTTGATTCCCTTGACGGCCTTACTCGGATCGGCGGTGACATCAATCTTGATCTGTGCCATTCTTGATTTTCCACGCGGCGCCCATCAGGGCGTTATATTCGCGCACAATCTCCGGGGAAGCCTTCGCCAGCGTGGTCCTTTCAACGGACTCGCGGGCGGCCATCTGCGCGCGCACGGTCGAAAGATGCCGCCAGCGCACAATCCAGACCAACGGCACGCGCTTCACGTCTGCGGGGTTCACGCCGAAATGCTCGCAGAACGAAAGCAACTCCGGCCAACTGAGCGGGTCATCCCATTGTGAACGAGACTTCTTTCCCTTCGGGGACTGGCCGGCCGCCGCCAGCGTCAGGGCGTCTCGTTCGCTTTTGGGAGCAGTCTCTCGAATATCTGTTTACGCGCCAACGCAAAGACTTCACGCAGGTCTTTGCGTTGCAGGCCGCTCAGTTCCTTGTCGCTCCAGTTCCCGTATCGCTTCAGGAACGCGCGCAACTCCGTTGCGCTCACGCCCCTTTCGCCTTCGATCATTTCCAGGTCAGGAAGGTACAGCTCGTCCGGGTCGAACGTCAGCGTTAGCGGCTTGGTTGGGATTGTCATTTGTGCCGGGCCTTAGCGGGGCGGATTGAGTTAGTACACCGAACCGCTGGTATAGGGCGTCTTGATCGTGAACTCGAACACTGACGGGCTGCCGTCTTCCGCGTCACCCGCGATAAACGGCTTGGTCGTGACGTAGGTCGTGGCCGTGCTGGCGCTGGGGCTTTCCCAGTAGCGGTTGCCGGACGCCGAGCCGCTGGGCGCATAGCGAAAGTACAGCGGGGATGACGCGCCGCCGGCCCACCAGTTGAACGCCACGACGCCGAGCGACGTTGAGCCGTTGGTGAACACGCCACGCACAACCCATTCTTCGGGCTCAACCTTGCCGACGGTAATCAGCGCCGCCGAGCCGTCGGCGGTGTAGTGTTCGCCGTTCTTCCGATTGCCGCCGCCCGGAGTGACGCTAATCACCTGGCCGCTGTAGTCCGTGAGCGCCGACGCCGCCGTGCCCGCTGCGCCGATGGCGATGAAAAAACCGCTGTTGCTTGATGGTCCTGTAATCTGTGCCATTGTCTATCTCCTAATAGGTCTCCCGCGTCGTCAGGGTGACGGGGAAGCCCAGGAAATCCTTTCCGCTTGCGTCCTTGACCGGGCCGACGCGCCCGATAGTGACGCTGATAAGTTCCATCGCGCCTGCGGGAATCCAGTGGCAGAGCGCGTTTTCTACGTTGTCTACCAGGTCCGCCAGCGTGCCCATGTTGGCGCCGGGCTTACGGTCCGCGCCAATCTCCGAATGAAAGCACGTATAGCGCCACACCCGTTCACGTTTCCACATGCCGCCGATGTTCACATTCCGCGATGTCTGCCGGGTGCTGGTGCTGCTTTCCAGCCACTGCCCTACGTTAGGGACGAGAGCGGGGCAGTCTCGCCCAAACATCTCCACCGGCCCATCGGCGGCAGTGAATATCCGCTTTATCCCGGCGATTTGCAGCCGGGTCATGTCGCGGGTGAACGTGTTGATGTTAGTCGCCACGTCACACCGTCACATAGCGGACATACGGGCGGATCAGGTCCAGGGCCGAGCGCGGGACGCCCTGCGGGGTCAGCACAACGCCCGCGCCGGTGACGGTTGCGGTTGCCGTTTCCACGCCCGTTCGCCGTCGGTACTCCGCCGCCGCGATAATCAGGCAGGCGAGTTTGATGTCCGCCGTTGCCCGATACGCCATGACGTCCGTTGGGCTGCCGGAGTCGCAGTAGCCCCAGGACCCGCTGATGGCGATGACGCGCTCCCACTCTCCGGCGCTACTCACTTCCCACGCGACGGAGCTGGACCGCTTCAGGCTGAGCGCGTATTTCGGGCTGACGTTGGCAGGGTGCAGGTTGTACGATGACGACGCAATCGCGGTACCGTCGCCGTTGCTGGCGCCGGTGATCGTGAGCAGGTCATCATCAAAGTACAGGGTCCGCGCACCGCCGCCGCCTTTGCGGTTGTCGTACTGCTCGATTTCGCTTTCACCGCCCGCACCGGGGATGTCGTAGTAGCGCGTCTCGCTGCGCGCGTAGAAGGTCCGCCCGCAGATGGTATCGATGAGCCGGGACGATGACGTGATGATCTGATCAATCACGCCATCGTCCACAATCTCAAACGACTCCACCCGCAAGTAGTCTTTGAACTCCTGCGCGGTGCAGTAGCCGTTGATGATTGTCATCGCGCTAGGTCTGGCTGTTCTTCAGTTCAACCAGCATGATCGCCGACGCCTGGCCGTAGGAGCCGGTGATGGTCGGGCAGTACAGGGATACGTAGCGGCTAACCGTCTTGGCGTGGATTTCCGTGATGCCTGACGTGCTGCCGGTCGTGGCCGATGCGCCCGCGATGGCCGTAGCGCCCGATGCGCTGGCCGCACTCTCGCAGACTTGCCAGTTGACTTCTGTCCCGGGGCTGGCGCCGCCGTAGGTGATGACGACCTTGAACTCCCGGCCCTTGCTGTTGACCGCCGGATAGGTGCCGTCGCCCAGGTCCACCGAAGTCCAGAAGTTGGTAGCGCTCGCGCCCGCGGGGACGGTTGCAGAACCGGCGGAGATGAGACGCCACGCATACAACGCTCGCTGATTCATTGTCTTTTCCTTTCAAGGACTGGCCGGCGGGTCGTGCATCCCGCCCGCCGGCTTAGGTCTAAGGTCTAGCCGGGATCAGGCTAGGTCGAGCACTTCAGCAGTTCCATCTTGTAGTCTTCGACCACCTGGCCGCCCACGCGCACGCGCAGGACGAACGCGACGGCGTTAGTCTCCGCGTACAGCTCATCGAGCCGCGCGATAGACATACCGACGCGCTCCGGCGCCTTGTAGCCGGTCAGGTCGCCAAAGACGGCGATGTAAGCGTTGGCCGCTTCAGACGGGAACTGCTCGGAGATGTAGAACGGCTTGCCGAGCAGTCGGCCATCGCCCACAGCCTGCTCGCTGGAACCGATGCCGCCGCCGTACCGGTCTTCCATCTCGAACAGGTAACGGTTATTGCCGTCCTTGAATTTCGAGATAGTAAGCAGGGTGGCCGAGTTGAACACCCAGACGCCCTGACGCCGGTACTGAGCCGGGACCGCGAACATGCAGTTTTTCAGGCTGTCCACGGTGCCGAGCGTGGCCGCCGAGCCGGTGACAGTGGCGCCCGTCCGCAGGGTGCCATTGACCGTGATACCTTCCGGCTGGTTGACGCCCGTACCCTGGGCCCAGTAGTATTCCAGGTCCTGACCGATGTTCTCGGCAAAGACGCGGGTCAGGTCGCCTTCCACGTTGTAGGCGTTGTCTTCGAGCAGGTCGCGGTAGACAATCTCCGTGGACATCCCGGTATAGACCGGCACGCGCACGTCCTGATAGACGTTGCTGGTGATGCGCGCTGCCGTGGCCGAAGCCGGGATCTCGCCCGTCCAGGTCAGGCGGGCCGCCGCCGTGTAGGTGTTGTTGGTCGTGTACTGGCGTTTCTTGAACGTGACAGTGTCGCGCGAAGTCGGTACCTTCTGGACGAGACGCCAGAGCGCCGTCAGGCCGGGCAGCTTGGCGATGATGCCAGCCTGCAGGTCTTCGGGCACCAGGAAACCCCCCGCGCTGTCCGTGCCTTCGTTCAGGGCCTTCATCTCAGACGCCGACGCCTGGCCCCGCAACCACTTGCTGAAAACGGCCTTGTACTCTGCGCGCTTCCGCAAGTCCTTCGTGCCTTCGTCATTTTCCGCGTGCTTGGCCGGGTCCACTTTGTCAGGGATGCCGGCTTTCTTCAATGCGTCCTTCACGAACTCTTCAGCCATCGCCCGCGCTTTGGTGTCGATTTCGCGCTGGCGCTCGGCGGCTTCCGCGTCCTTGATGCGCTTTTGTTCCTGCGCCTCCAGCCATTCGAGCCGGGCCTTCAGCTCCGGCGAGATTTGCAAAACTTGCTCGCTCATGGTCTTGACTCCGACGATAGAAACGTTCTTGTCTGCAAGCGGTGAGCCGTCCGGCTCCGGCTGTCCAGCCTGACCGCTAATCCACGATTTGAGAGTGACCGCGCTATTCCGAAATTCCGCAGGCGTCGGCGTGAGCGACGCTTCCACAATGGGCCACGACTTGATGGCATAGCCCTTGCCTTCTGGCCTGCGTTCTACCAGGTGCGCCGCCGTGCCGCTGCTCCATCCGAGTTTGCCGGCTTCGGCCAGCTTGTAGATTTCGCGCTCGTACTCGTCGCGTAGGGCGAGCTGCGTCTCGGCCCACACGCCCGCGTCGTTGCGGGTCAGGCGGGCCGTGGACAATACACGCTTGCCCAATACGGCATCCTGGGCGTGGTTGTAAAAAACGGGGACTTGCTGAAAGGGGCCGAAGTCGGTATCAGTGTCGAACCTGTCGCCGGTCAGGTCGTAATCGCCGCGCGATGTGACCCGGACAAGCTGGCCGCCGATGCGCCCATCTCCGAGCGCCTTGACTTCGCCGCCGACAAAAACGAGCGCCTTTTCCGTGTCGATAGCCTGGAAAAGTTCACCCGCATTTTCGGCCATCAGGCGTGGGTGCATCCCGCCCGCCGCAATAATGTGGTCTAGCGCCTGGTCGATATGCTCTTGATCTGTGCGGGAGTGACGCGCGCCTGACTTGGTGGCGTCGGGGACGTTCGCCATGAGCGCCCGCATATGGGCCATTGCCTGCTCGTGGGTGTCATGGCATTTGACGGTCGTTCCGTCATCTTTGACCACGCATAGCCCGTTGTCGCTCAGTCTGTACGGCATAGAAAACGCCCGCTGATGGCACAGCGGGCGTTGGCGGGCTACGCTAGGATGTTTGCGCGGGCAGAGCCGGCGCGGTCAGTTGCGGTTAGTGTATGTCAGTTTTCTTTCTTTGGCAACCGGGACTCCCAGCCCATGATAGACGCGATCTCACGCAATTCTGACCAGCACGCGCGCCAACGTCCCTTCAGATACTGAGCTAGTACCGGGTCCAGGGCCGGCGGGCCGACCGTCACCCGCAGCCCTGCCGCGCTGCCAGTCGTGGGCGTCATTACCGACGCGATGCTACCGGTCATTTTCCGCCTGCCTTGTCATCAGGAAGCTGTTGTGCAAGAGCCATTGAACGCGCCGGACATGCTCATTCCCCCATAGTGCCGCCTGCAATTCGTCGTTGAGCGGGTGCAACTCCCACCCACGCGCCTTGAATTTGTCCTGCCACCATTCTTTAGTCTGTAGGTTGATGTGCCCGGTCCCGATTTGACCGGGTCGGGCTGCGCTGAAGAAACAGACCTTTGAGCAATTCGCGAGCAGGTCTATCAGATAGTCGGCGCGGTCGGGCGGAAGATGTTCGGCCACTTCGATACACAAGGACAAGTCAAATCCATTTTCCGGCATATCTTCCGGGCACAATGGATGCCAATCTTCGCGGAAATCCGCTCTCACAAACTCGCCCGGCTCCAGCGCCTTACCCGCTTCCGGCGCCCCGTCCACGCCCAGCACGCGCGCGTCCGGCTTGAACGGCACCAGATAGATACCCGGCCCGCAGCCCACGTCGATCACGCTCTCCGGCTGTAGCCGCTGGCGCAGCCACTCGCCCAGGAACATCGCCTGTGGTGTCTCCCATGATGTGATGACGCCCTGCATCTCGTCATACATAGAGAGATTGTAGGCGGTATCCACCTGCGGCGCCTGCTCCGATGTGACGCTGCCCGTTAGCGCCTTCTCAACCTTGTCTACCGCCGCCGCCCAGGTGTAGCCCTTGACGTATTCTAGGGCGTTGGCGCGCAGACGAGCGCGCAAGTCGGGATCATCTAGCAGGCGCCGCAGATTGTCGGTAAAGCCTTCGTCGTTTCCGTACCCGACTTTCAGGCAGTTATGCTCATTTATCAGGTCGTCGTCTCCGTTGACAATCGCCCGGCACACCACCGCGCCGCAGGCCATCGCTTCCATGTCCGGCCCTGGGCGGCCTTCGTAGGTGGACGCCTTCAGGAAGATGTCGGATGCGCTGTAAATCTGCCTGATGAACGGCTGCGGCGGCAATTGCCAGAATTGGTCAAACTCGAATTGTGCCGGCTGTTGGCTGAAACCCCACACTTCAAAGTCATACCCTTCCATCCAGCGCAATTGACGGATGGCGCGGAATGACAGACAGGCCCAGTCTTTAGCCGGGTTGCTGTTATAGCCTTCGATGACGACGCGCAGCTTAGGGTGTGGCACCTGCGGCGGGTCCGGGTAGAACTGCGCCGGGTCGATGCCGTTCTGGATTTCGTGAACCGTCTTACCTTCGTACTCGGCCAGATCGCACAGCCATCGGCTGATGCCCAGGATTTCGACACGCGATTGCTTGAACATTTCCAGCGTGTCGGCGAAGGGCTTTGACTTTGCCGGAAAGAATAACCATTCGGCCATCTGAAACAAGCCGAACGAGCGCGGCGCCAGTTTCTCGGCAATATGCCATGTGGCAATTGCGCTGCCCACGGCGACATCATAGCCGCCGCCCGCGTCCGAAATGTGCCGTTGCGCGAACTCAACCGGGAGCCAGTCAATCGGCTTGGGCTCCGTGCCGATAAAGGTCACGTCATGCCCGCGTCGGGACAGATGATTACAATGCTCCACGATAGCGCGCACGCCGCCGAACACGCCCGTTGGGCCGATGTAGGCGATTTTCATTTTCGCTTTTCCGTGATTTCGCTTCGAATCTTAGACGATGGGAAGTTTTACCCCGCAAAACGGGCAATAGTCTATAAACGTCGCGTACTGCCCGGCAGTTGTTGCTATCCATCTCTGTTCAATCTCGTAATACATTATTTTGTCAATCGCTTCATAATCGTAGTCTAATGGCGGCCAATCTCTTTGTTGATGTTCTTTGCATTTGTGTATTTGTTCCGTCATTCCCCGATCTCCCCGGTCTGATACTCTCCCCGCGCGCACGCCGCCGAATACGCCTGTTGGGCCGATGTAGGCGATTTTCGTCACTGTCCAACACTCCCACTAGGGGCGCTAATCGCGCCGGTAGTCCATTCGCCGCGCCAGTTGGCGGCGCTCGTAGCCGCGCCCTCCGTGCCGAGCCGGACGCCCCAGTCCATGATGTCGGTCTGTCCCTTGACCTTGCTGCCCTTCACCTGGTCCTCGTAGCGCCGGCTGGCCCACTTCAGCAGCGCTTCAACGCCGCGCTTCTCGAACGAGTAGCCGGTGAAGATGCGCCTGCGCCAGCGGTAGGAGGCCGCCGCTTCAAAGGGCCAGATCAGCGCCCGGCGCCAGCCCGGAAAGTTGCGGTCAGTCTTGTCGCCCGGCCCACGGTGGAAGTGCAGGCCGCCAATGTGGTACAGGTTGCTGGCGATTTCGTTGTCAGTTTGATTTAAACTGTAATGTGACCACTGCTCCATAGTCTGTGGGAGCTTGGATTTGTCCACCAACTCCCACAGCGGGCTGCCCGGCAGGGCCGTATAGGCGTAAAAGTTTTGCGTCACGCGCCCGCCGTGGATGGCGTGCAGGCGGTCGGCCTGGTCGAGCGTCTCGTTGATGTCCGCCGCCGTTTCGGTGGGGAAGCCCGTAATCCAGTAGTACAGCGGCCAGATGCCGGCCGCCGCCAGCGCTTCAGCGGCGCGGACCTGGTGCCACGGCTCAATATCCTTCTGCGTCAGTTTGAGCATTCGAGCGCTGGCCGTCTCCATGCCGACGCTGATATGCTTGATGCCCATAGCGGCCATTTCGCGGGCTACGTCGTCCGTAATCTGGTGGGCGCGGATTGAAGGCCGATACTCTACGCCGGCCTGGTGGAGAAATGAGATTATCTCGCGGGCGCGTTCCCACTTGCCGATCCAGTCATCGCCGTGTTCGAGCTTGCGGACGCCGGCGTTATCTCTGAGATAGATAACATCACTCTTCCATCGGTCAAGATCAACGCTTTGCCACGAACGGTCAAAGAACTGTTGGATATAACAAAATCCGCATCGGAAGGGGCAGCCTCGGCTAGTAAGTAAGATAGTGTCCCCAGTTCGACCACTCCGCCGAAAGTGCTCAAGAGTGTCCGGGCTAACTGGTGAGACATGATCCACCGTCCCTGCTAGGTGCGCGTGTACGGTCTGCTTGTGGCCGCCGTGGATGGCTTCAATCATCCCCCACTCGCCTTCGGACAGCACCACGGCGTCTACGTAGTCTTCCGCCAAACACTGCTCAGGCTGCATCGTCACATGGATGCCGCCCAAGATGGTGCGCTTGCCCGCCGCCTTTGCCGCCTTCAGCCACCGGATAGCGCCTTTGAGCTGGTAGCCGGTCATGCTGGACACGCCCACCACGTCAGGCCATGACATATCCGGCGGGTCATCGTAGCGCTCGTCAAAGTACCTGACCTGATAATCTTCGCCCGACTTTCCGCGCTGCCGCGCCTGCTTGAGCGCTTCGCCAACGTGCAGGATGGACAGCGGCGGCGACTTCTGCGGGCTGCTGATGGACGGGACCGGGTAGACAAGCAGCACCTTAGTGGTCATGGTTGCACCTTCCGCGTCATCACGCCGACGCCGAACAGACCCCGGAACGCCGGCCGCTCGAAGATCATCCCCTGCCAGTCTGGCCGCGCCGCCAGGAACTCAGTGAACGCCCGCTTGACGCCACCCTGCCCGCCCAGGTCCAGCGTCTGCGCGTGGGTGCTGGCGTCGTGGAACATGATGATTGTCTGCGGCTGCGCCAACGCCGTATACAGGGCGATCTCTTTGCAAGTCTGCTCATACTGGTGGGTAGTGTCAATATAGATAGCGTCCCACTGTTCGAGCGCTGCCCGCGCTACGATCTGCTCACTTTCGGACGCGCCGTCCCAATACTCCACACAGTCAAGGCCCGCCATGTCGGTGTACTTCTTGCTGATGGCGTTGTACTGCGGGTTGGGGTCAACGCTGACAAAGCGCCAATCGTTGTTAGGCGCGGCGAGCACGTCACCCAGGACCACAGACGAATAGCCCAGGAACGTACCCAACTGAAGCACGCGCCGCGCCCGGCTGGCCGCAAGCATCCCCGATAGCACCGTCAGGTCTTCATCCGGCGTCGTGCCCGTCATCTGGTCGCCCAGGTCGGCGCGCATCCGGGTGAGCGTGGACAGAGCGCGCGGGCGAAGAAAGCGTAAGTAGTTATTCAAGGGTTCACCGACCTTTCTAGTTTATCGGACTGCTCTTGCGTGATAACGCCGGAGTTTTTGAGCACGTCTAAAACAAAGAAGCCCGGAATACCGCATACTTCTCGCTTCCAGCACGCTCCGCCTGGTATCGTACACGCTGCCCTGTCCAGGAATAAGCACCCATCACACGCTGACGACGTGTGTTCGGTTATCTTCCTTTGGCGTATTTTTGAAGTCACGGCATAAACTCCCGATAGGTTGCGGCTATCTTGTCTATGTTGTCGTCAATGCCCTGCGCGCTGGCCCAGGCGTGGGCGTCCTTGATAGTGGCCGGCGGGTAGCCGTTGTCAATCACGTCCGCGAGCGCATCGGCCCAGGCGTCGGGCGTGTTGGCGACCATGCGCCCATATTGCTCTAACCCTTCGTAGGCGCCGTTGTCTGAAGCAATCCAGGGCAGGCGCATTAGGCCGTATTCAAGCGGCTTTATCCAACTGCGGCGCTTGTCATACTCGCCCACCAGCGGAGCTAGGGCGATGTCAAAGTTTGCCAGGCGTCCGGCCCATTGGTCATGCGGCACCCAATCAATGTGTATCTTCTGACTGTCGCGCAAGGGGATGGACTCGAACACGCGCCGGTCGGCGCCGCAGATGACAAGCCGCGTCTTCGGGCGCCTGACCAATACGCGCGCAATCGCGTACAGGATGCCGCTTCCCGTGAACGATGCCAGGTGAGACATCGAGCCGCCCCAGGCAACCCACAACTCACCGTCTTTGCCGCGCGTGCGCTTGGCCTTGTACCAGTCCAGGTTAGCGTAATTGGGAACCCAGCGGCTTTTATACGTCTCCCAATCTCGGACAAGATAAGGCGCAGCACAGGCCACGCCATGAGTTTTCCTGACGCACTCCGGGTAGATTTCGATTGGCGTCGGGCTGATGTTGCGGGGACCTTCGGGCGTGTGGACTAGCCCCTTGAACCAGAACGGATAGGCGACGTTATCGGGCGT